CGCCTCAAGTCGACGGCGATCTTCCGCCGTGACGTTCACCACAATTCCTGCTCTCATAATGAGAGCTTGAACTGCTTCGGGCATCTTGGGAATCACCCGAATGAATCAGACCACTAGCATCTCGCTCCCGCAATGGACGAATGACCGATCAGCCAGCTTGCGCTCGATTGTTTTGAACGCGCCCATGAGACCGATTCCTTGCCGCACCGCGTCGAGTTTCTCAGCGTCCTGGGTGATGCCGATGTCGGCGAGTGCGTCGACGATGCCGCCGATACCCGCGGCGTCGACGCCGACCTGCGCTAGCAATCCAAGATCGCTAACGCGCCTCACGAGGTCGACCACGTATTGGATATCCACTGGCAGGACGCCCGGCCCTTCCGGCGCCGGCGGCACATCGAGCCATAGATCGGCGATGTCCGGATCGTTTTCGATTTCGGCGGCGTCCTCGCCGGCGAAACGAAAGATGGTCAGATCGCCCTGCTGCGCGAACCTGCGATATTCCGCCAGGTTGGCCTTTCTCCGCGCAAGACCGATCGACGAGACCAGGCCATGCGCCCAGCCTAGCCATTTTTTCGTGCCGCGCTCGCGACCGATGACGCCGACGCCGAGCAGGTCATCCAGGCCGCCGCCGTCCAGGCCGATGCAGACGACCTCACAGCGCGCCAGCAATTCATCCAGCGTCAAGTTCTTGTCCGCGCCCCGATTCCAGATCCTCGCACCGGCCCACCCGTCGGCGCGCATCGCCATTCCTACTTGAACATTTAGGTGCTTGGCGCAGAAGTTGACGAGCGACGCCTGGCCGGCGCGCTCCGCCTTGGCGAGCTCGGCGACCAGGTATTGATCATCGACCGAAGCGCCGAGATTGGGGTTCGGCACGTAGAAGTTCGCGGGCTTGCGGAATTCGCCGGAGTCGATCAGCCGCTTCGGGAACTCGTAGATTACGCCGAGGCTGCGGCGGTCATCGATATTGCCATCGCGCACATCGCGAAAATAGCTGAGCAGCTCGTCGAACACGCCAGCCGGCGGCGCGTCGGATTGGGTCGTCGCGTAGATGACGAAGCCCTCATGACGGGACGCCAGGCCACCTTTGGCCTCTCGGAGCATCGGGCCGGCGTTTGCTCGCTTGCCGAACTGCCATAGTTCGTCGACGAACAAGCCCACCGTGCGCTTGCCGCCGACCGTTTCGCTGTCTGCCGAGACAACTTTGAGCGACGCCCGCGTCGTGCGATGGGTGATTGTGCGAAAATTTTCCTGCACATGCAGGAGCGCGTGCAACTCGTTGTCCGCACGGATCATGTCCCTGGCCGGAGCGAACGAATTGTCCGCGACCTCGCGTGTGGGTGCCAGAATGTAATACTCGGCGGACTGGCGCCAATTGCGCAAAAGCGCCGTCAGCATGACGCCGGCGGCGAGCGTGCTCTTTCCGTTTTTTTTGGCGATGTGCAAAAAATATTCTTGAATCAGGCGACGGCCCGTCGACGCGTCATACGACCCGAAGACCGCTCCGACGAAATCGGTAATCCAAGGCCGGCAGGCGTCGCCCATCCTTGGGCGCCCGACCACATCGACCATCCGAAGGCTATGAAAAATTTCTAGAGCTGCAGCCGCTTCGTCGGGAAACAACGGAGCAGGCACCAGCGACCGCTTTGCCAAAATTTTGTCTTCCCAGTCGACGCACGCCGTCGACCAGGTTAACGGGTTTGCTGGCGGACGATGTTGCGCGGGCTTCATTTGATTTTTCCTTTGATTTTTTGCGCGTTAAGAAGACCGAGATCGCGGACCCGCTTCACCAGGTCTTCGACGTACTGAATAACGGCGCGCCAGGCCCATCTGGCGCCGGGCGCCACATCGAGCAGCAGGTCGGCAACACTTAAACTCGCCGCGCAGCCAAGCCATTTGTTCGTGCCGCGCTCGCGACCGATGACGGCGACGCCGAGCAGGTCATCCAGGCCGCCGCCGTCCAGGCCGATGCAGGCGACCTCACAGCGCGCCAGCAATTCGTCCAGCGTCAACGTCTGATCGGCGCCCCTATTCCAGATCGACCGCGGTTCCTGAGGTCGGTTTGCTGGCGGACGATGTTGCGTGGTTTTCATTTGATTTCACCTTTGATTTTGACGGGGTCCGGCTAGAAAAATGATTGTGCGCGTGAAGATCCATGTGGTGCATGCTCCCTAAGGGCTTGAAGCAATACCCCCTACCCACCGCGCCGAGCGGACCGCGCTGCGATGCCCTTTGCTGTGTTGTGAGCGACGCACAAGCATTGTCCGTTGCCGGGATCGTGAAGCGCTCCGCCGTCGAAGCGCTCGACGATATGGTCGGCAGTCATCCGGTCGCCGTTGGCAGCACTCTTCTGACAGCGAACGCCGTCCTCGATCCATTCGCAACGCCATCCCGCGCGGCGGCAAACGATCAGCCGCCACTGTTTGTGTTGCGGAGTAAGCAACTCCCGGTCGGCAATCTTGGGCGCGACGGTCACGCGACGGCGGCGCGATGGCTGGAGCTTGCGGCCGATCGTTCGTAGTGTCATTGGCTGCACCGTTGGCTGCTCTGCGCTGCGTCAAACTTTCCGTGTTCATTGCCCCAGCCAATGAAGCCCTCGCGCGTCTCGCGTGAGAATAGATCGCAGCGAGCGGCGCCAGGCGTGTGGTTGGTGACGATCTCGTAAAACTCATCCGGCTTTCGCGAGTGATCGCGCGCTATGCCGTCAAACGATGACGGCAGCGGCCGATTACGCGGATTGCCGAGCGTGCAAACAAAGTTCTGAAAATCCCAAGGCGGATCGGCCACGATCACGTCGAAGCCGAAGATCGGCAGGTCGCCAAATGACCAAGTGGAGATGGTCATGGCGGACCTGCCGCGCGTAGCATGAGGATCATCGTCGGCTTTTGATCGCCTACCTCTTGAGAATTCCAAACACCTTCGGCATTCTTAATATATGTGTCTGTATAGGGGTGTTGCCGTTGTGCACCCTGTTTTTGTTGGACCTTACAGCGAGCCTCGGCCTCGATCTCTCGATCTTCGCTCATCGCCCGAAATTTCGGGCTGTAAATCCACTTGAGCCACACCGCGTTGATCACGGTGACCAAGTTCGGCAGGTTCTTTCGGCCGGGTTGCCGGCGAAGTTTGACGCTCAGCAATCCATGTCGGACGGCCTTGCGTGTGGCCTGATAGACGACCGTTTCGGACGCCTGCGCTCGATCGCTGATCTCTTTTCTCGTCAGTCGGCATGTGCCGCGACGCCAAACCTCATCGGCAATCACCTTGAGGACGGCGCATTGTCCCTCGGTGAAGTCTTGGCCCAGCACGGGCGGCAACGGTCCTGCAAGCGCCATTTTGCGCCGATGTCGGAGGCGCGGCCGACGCTCGAAGTCGGCGCATCCGAAAATTCGGTTTTTGTGGCCGCCGATCTTCTCCCAATATCCACGCCACCATGCCAAGTTCGCTTCCTTGGTCTTGGCGGCGTCGGTAATGGCGCAGTGTACGTCGGCGTCGATCATCCCTTGCTCGGCGGCGGATTGGGCCAAGGCAGCGGCGTCGGCGAGATCAGCTCGCCGACGCGCCTGGCCGATCGCCACGCCCAGCTTGACAGCCAGCGGAACGCCGACCGCCGTCCTGGCGTGCATAATCCGCTCGGCTTCGACGCCCAATGAGGCGCCGGCATAAAGCCACGGCTTTTCGCGCTGCCTGGCGCGCTCGTGGGCCTCCAATTCGGCACTTGGGAAAAGGTCGCCGGCCGACGACCTTTTAGCGACCCCTACAAGAGGCTGCCCATGCGTTTTTTCGGCTGGGCCGGCATCTGCGGGCGCGCTCATGACGCGCCATCCCAGGCCGCGCTGACGGCGCGGAACGCTTCCTTCTGGCTGCCAAATGAGCCGAGGAAGCGAGAGGCCAACACCGCCGAGAATGCATCCCAGCGGCGACCATTTTGAGTGATATTGCCGATCCAGACTGTGCCGTCATAGACCGCTAATTTGCGGTCAAAGTCTTGCGCATCGAGCTGGCGTGGCGTATTGTTTTTTTGCGACTTACTATTTTTGCGATTGGCCCTGCGCTTGTGTTCGGCAAGCGTGGGGCTTCGCATTTCGGGATCAGGCGGCCCGGTATTTCTACCCCCGAAAGGTTTGGGGCGCGCTTCCGAACCGCATTGCAAATCAATGCCAGCCGGTCTCCCCAAATTTTCGGCTAACCCCTTACTGCATCGAGAAGTCCCGCGGTCCTCTCGGGACCGCCCGCTAACAAAATCAATGACTTAGCGGACTCGTTGGCGACATTGGCGACAGCGATTGGCGACAGGTTGAAAGAAGCCCCGACGCAGCAGGATTAAAGGCATCCGCGATATTGTCTCGTTCATTCAATTTAATCTGCGTCTCAGGGCCGCACATTATCGACGGCCAGCTAAGGTCCAAAGCCAAATAAACAGGACCATTCCAATCAGCCAAGTGACCAAGGTAAAAATACAAAGCGCAATTAAAAAGGGATCTCGTGTTTTTAAAAATTGCAAGCTGCCGATAAACCGTAAGAACCTAAAATCTCCGACAGACTGTGGCCTGAAATAAAGCGGAGATCCAATCGCCTCCCACAAACTAGGGTGTTTAGTTTTAAGACGAAAGGTTGCCCAGGTGACCTGCTCCCCAATTTCCCTCCAGTCATAAGTTGAGTCTGTTCTCAGTTTGCCCCTCGATGGGCGTTCCGGCAACGGGACGGGACGCGGAGGC